CCTCTGAACTAGCCAACATTGCTGGCAAGATGATTAACTCAGCTAAGGTACAGATGGAGTACCACGCACTACGCAAGGATGAGCCAAAAATAAAATTCTTGCACGTACAAGAAAAAGTCTAACGAGTAATGAGCGTAGCACCGTGGTCGTTCAGCAAGATCAAGGCGTTCCAGCAGTGCCCGAAACAGTTTTACTATGAGAAAGTAGTAAAGAAGTATCCGTTCAAGATGAGTGACGCCATACGCTATGGCGACGAGTTCCACAAAGCAGCGGAGATATACATACGTGACGGGGGTGAGCTAGACCCAAGGTTTAAGTACGCACAGGGTATGCTTGACGCACTCAACGCCAAGAAAGGCGAGAAGCTGTGTGAAATTAAGATGGGGCTTACTGAGAACTTAGAGCCGTGCAGCTTTTACGACAGTGACGTTTGGTTTAGAGGCATAGCGGACTTATTGATCTTAAATAAAGAAGATAAGTTGGCTTGGGTCATTGACTACAAGACGGGTAAGTCGGCAAGATATGCAGACAAAGGGCAGTTAGAACTTATGGCTATGGCTACGTTCAAACACTACCCCGAGGTAGAGACTGTCCGAGCGGGGCTTTTATTTGTTGTAACCGAAGATCTCATAAGAGACCGTTACGCGCTTGAAGATGAGACCGCGCTGTGGGGTAAGTGGATGGGTAATTATGACAACATGCAGTCTGCTTTTGACAATGATGTATGGAACCCTAGACCTAATGGGCTATGCAAAAATTGGTGTCAAGTTGTTGAGTGTCCACATAACGGAAGGAACTGATGCGTAGGCGACAACGAAACTATAAGAAAGAGTATCGCCAGCAGGTGGCAAGGGGCGAGCATGGGGATCGCATGGAGCGACAACGCGCACGCCGAGCAATGGATAAGACAGGACGCGATGCCAACAAGAACGGCAAAGCAGACAGACGCGAAGGCAAAGACGTTAGCCATAACAAAATGTTAAGTAGGGGTGGTACTAACAAAGATGGCTACAAGGTGGAAAGCCGAAGCAAGAACCGTAGTAGAAACGGGCACAGTACAAAGAGATAACACGCCCTTCTGATTTGCTTGGAAAGCAAGTCCACGCATTGCGAAGTCAGAAGGGGTAGACCACGCGCCGTCCGTGGGTGTTAAAGGCGGCATTTGGAGAACAACATGCAGGTGGTGGATAACAAAGCCCTGTTGCTTAGGTTGCGTGACCCTAAAAAGGTTACGAGTATCATACCCAAGAGCAAAGAGCTTAAAGACAACAAAGTGATTGTGAACTGGGGGCTAGAAGAAGCTCACGTTCTAAAGAACTTAAATATAAACGTGCCTTCCCCGATACGTACACGATACGATTGGACGGGTAAACACGAACCGATGAAGCACCAGAAGACTACTTCTGAGTTCTTCACTTTGAACAAAAGAGCGTTCTGCTTTAACGAGCAGGGCACTGGCAAAACAGCAAGCGCTATATGGGCCGCTGACTACTTAATGAACAAAGGGTATATATCGCGTGTTCTCGTGATATGCCCACTATCAATCATGGAGTCAGCGTGGATGGACGATCTGTTCACCTTCGCTATGCACAGAACTGCAGACGTGGCCTACGGTGCTGCACCGAAGCGTCGAAAGATAATAAATAGCGGTGCCGAGTTTGTGATTATCAACTACGACGGTGTAGAGATAGTCGCAGATGCCGTAGCTAACGGTGGGTTCGATTTAATCATAGTGGACGAAGCCACACACTATAAGAACCCGCAGACTCGACGTTGGAAGGTGTTGAATAAGTTGTTAGCTCCGCACATGTGGTTGTGGATGATGACGGGCACACCAGCAGCACAAAGCCCTGTTGATGCGTTTGGTCTAGCAAAGTTAGTCAATCCAAACTCAGTGCCTAGATTCTTTAGTTCTTTTCGTGACATGGTGATGCAGAAGGTAACTAACTTTAAGTGGGTGCCCAAAGAGAACGCCACAGACACCGTATTCAAAGCACTGCAGCCAGCGATTAGGTTCACAAAAGAAGAGTGTCTCGACCTACCTGATATGGTTTATGTCAAGCGCACGGTGGAGATGACTAGGCAGCAAAAGAAGTATTACAAGCAGCTTAAAGATACTATGGTTATGCAGGCCGCTGGAGAGCAGATAACCGCAGCCAACGCTGCCGTAAACATGAACAAGTTACTGCAGATCTCAAGCGGTGCGGTGTATACGGATGACGGTGACTCTTTAGAGTTCGACATCAAGCACCGTTATAAAGTCCTTCGTGAAGTGATAGATGAGTCAACCAAGAAGGTCTTGGTGTTTGTGCCGTTTAAGCACGTTATAGACATATTGACCGGCAAACTTATAAACGACGGTATACCTACTGAGGTTATTAGAGGAGACGTTAGCGCCTCCAAACGCACAGATATATTTAAACGATTTCAAACTAACGCCGCGCCACAAGTGTTAGTCATACAACCCGCTGCAGCGGCTCATGGAGTCACACTTACTGCGGCGAATACAGTGGTATGGTGGGGGCCGACAAGCTCATTAGAAACTTACGCGCAGGCTAACGCTCGCGTACATCGCTCTGGACAGGATCACAAGTGTACGGTGGTGCAGTTGCAAGGTTCCTTTGCAGAGCGGCGTGTGTACTCATTACTAGATAATAGAATTGACGACCACACAAAGATGATAGATTTATATAAGGAAATACTTGATTAGATAGTTGCTTACAACTAAAGTGTACTGCTAGGTAATTGGAGAACCTAAATGCAATCAAACAGCGTGGATACAGATAAGCTGATAAAGGTTTATCTAAAGATCAGGGACAAGCGTACTGAGCTTAAGTCTGATTTCGATAAAGAAGACAACAAACTCAGTGAACAGCAGGATCTCATCAAAGACGAAATGATGAAGCATCTTGACGCTACCAAAGCTAAGAACGTGTCAACCGACACGGGCACCTTCTATAAGACCACTAAGACCGTGTACCAGACTAATAACTGGGAAGAGATGCGTGAGTTCATCATAGAAGAACAAGTGCCAGAGTTCTTACAGCAGCGGCTCCACCAAAAAGTCATCAAAGAATGGCTGGAGGAGAACCCTGAGAAACTGCCCAAAGGTTTGAATGCCAATACTGAGTACACTATCAACGTAAGGAAAAAGAAGTGACGCAACAAGTAAACCTAGTGGACATAGATGAGGTAGCAAAGCACCTTAAAGTGTCCGTGAGCACCGTTCGTTCATGGTTACGAGCTAATCTCATACCCGAAAACACCTACATACACGTAGGCAAGACGTACCGTTTTGACCTTAATGGTGTGGTGTTTGCCCTGCTAAATACAGATTTGAGTGCAATGAATGCACCTACGGAAGACGAACAACCTGTCGAAGAAGTCAGTGAGATTGTCGAAGCGGTAGGGGATCTGGACGAAGATCTGTAGTATGGGTTTTAAGAAGATCAGCATACGAGACGGTAAGTTTCGTAAGGTAGTAGACGGTAAAGAGGTAGAAGTAGGCTCTGATGTTTTAGATGTAGTGATCGTAAATGCAGCACGCATGTCACGCATGTTTTACTCAGGGACTTATGACCCAAACCGAGCAGCTACTCCCAGTTGTTGGTCATCTAACACACAGGCACCCGATCCAGATGTTGCAGCGGAAACTAAGCAGTCATCACGCTGCATAGACTGCGAGCAAAATATACGCGGGTCAGGAGGAGGCGGTTCAAGAGCTTGTAAGTTCTTACAACGGATCGCTGTTACTTTTGTAGAGGACAATCTATATGACGTATTTCAGCTACAACTACCGGCAACAAGTTTGTTTGGTGAGGCTGAACGCGGCTGGATGTCGATGCAGAATTATGTGAAACACTTAGTGAAACACGATACTGCTGCTACAAACGTCGTAACTAGGATCTGTTTTGAGCAGACAAGTTACGCACCAAGGCTACGTTTTAGACCCATGCGGGTGTTAGACGAGGCCGAACTTAAGATTGCTATGGAGCTTGAGAAACACCCCGATACATTGAAAGCGATTACCTTTAGTGCCCCACCAGTGTGGAGCAGTGCAGCATCGCCCTTCGATGAGGTGGAGGGGTTTACCGTGAGTCAAATAGCATAAATACAAATGTTTAGGAGAACATAAGAATGGCTGATACAGCAACACACTTGTTGAAAGGCGTCGAGGCGTTATACCCAAGGATCGACAAGACCTACCGATGGGACAACGCTAAGAACAAAAGCGTACCGTGCGACGCTACAGAGAAAGGCGCAGAGTTCTCGCTTAGCTTTGTGATGAGCACCGATCAGGCCAAAGAACTGTGGTCTGCTATGAAGGATGCGTATGAAGTTAAGCGTGAGGATGGCAACACAAGTTGGCCTGATACGTTTGAGCGCCCTTTCAAGAAAGACGATAGCGGTAATTGGACACACAAAACCAGAACTGAAGGTGCCTTTAACGGTGAAGCTAGCAGACCGCCCTCACAGGTGGACGCAAAGAGAACGCCGTTGCCTAGCGGGTTTATGTTAACCGGCGGTAGTACGATCAATGTGCAGGTGTCTCTGCACCCATACTTCGTAGACGGTACAGCAGGGGTCAAGCTCCGACCAAGAGCAGTGCAGGTGCTTAAGTATGTGCCCATGCAGGCCAGAGATCCGTTTGAGGAAGAAGAAGGGTTCACCATTGAAGGTGGTGATGGTGGTGCATTCGCTGTCGAGGCAACACCAGAACCTGTAGCTGCTACTCCCGCAGAAGAAGAGTGGGAAGAAGATGTTCCAGTAAAAGAACCTAAGAAAATGGTGAAGAAGTCCGCAGCTCCAAAGGAAGAGAAAGAAGCAGTTACGGCTGTGATTGATGAGTGGGACGACTAAAGCTCCATAACTACCATCGTGGCTAGAGCAATCGAAGAGGGTGTACCGACGCCCCTGCCACGGTGTCTTTCGGTTATGAGTAATAGTCATGTACACCAAGCAATTTTTAAGCAGGGTGCTCAGTGATACAGGTAACTACTGTGTATTCGCCAACCACCTAGCAAACGATCAAAGAAAACAGATGTTTTTCACGTCGCTGGACGATGTGGTGGACATCGCTAATGACCTTGATGCACAGGGATACGACGTTTATTTTGCGCTGGCTACGTTTTCTGAAGCTGGGTCACGTCGTGTAGATAATACGCTGTCATTTAAGGCGTTCTTCTTAGACTTAGACTGTGGGCCTAGTAAAGACTTCACAACACAAGAAGAAGCAGTAGCTGAACTACGTAGGTTCTGCAAAGCGCTTAAGCTGCCTAAACCCCTGATGGTTAACTCAGGGCGTGGGATACACGTTTACTGGGCTTTACAAGAGTCAGTGCCCACAGATGATTGGGTGCCTGTAGCAGAACAATTGAAGGCGAAGTGCGCAGAGCATAACTTCTTAGCAGATCCTGCAGTTACCGCTGATGCAGCTAGAGTTTTGCGTATAGTCAGCACGCACAACCACAAGACTGACCCGCCTAGCAAGGTGGTCATATACGGGGTGGAGCCTCCACCACTTGTAGATTTTGATGAGTTCTCGGAGATACTGGGTAAGAACCCACTGCCTGTACCCCAACGCAGTCCGCGTAACGGCGTCAATGCTGTAACGCAAGCCCTCATGGGCAACAGCGAAAACAAGTTTGGGACGATAGTAAACAAGATAAAAATAGATTCTGGCTGTAAGCAGCTAGAGTTAATAATAAATGACCAAGAGAACTGTTCTGAGCCTATGTGGAGAGCGGGGCTATCTATAGCTAAGTTCTGCTCTGACTCAGAGAAAGCAGCGCACTTTATATCTAGGGGGCACGAAGGGTACACGGCAGAAGACACAGCGTACAAAATGGACTTGATAAAAGGCCCATATCAATGCATTAAGTTTGATGAGTTCAACCCAAAAGTGTGCCGAAAGTGTCCGTACTGGGGCAAGATAAAATCCCCCATAGTGCTAGGCAAACACATCATCGAAGCGTCTGAAGAAGACAATGTTATAGAGACGATCTCAGCATCACTGCCAAACGCGCCCACTAAAACATATGTGATACCTGAGTACCCAAGACCGTATTTCCGTGGGGTAAATGGCGGCATATATGTACGGGCAAACGGGCCAGACGGTGAGCCAGAAGATAAACTTGTTTACCACAACGACATATACGTAGTTAAGCGCGTGCATGACCCCGAACTTGGTGAATCAGTCGTTATGTGCCTACACTTACCGAAAGACGGTATGCGTGAATTTACGCTACCCCTGACTGCTGTTACTTCACGGGAGGAGTTCCGTAAGAACATGAGCGCTCAAGGTGTAGCTATAAAGAGGATGGATGAGCTTATGGATTACACGACTACGTGGGTAAACGAGCTACAGGCTAAGTCTGTTGCAGAAACCGCCCATCGTCAGTTTGGTTGGACAGATGATGATATGAAGTCGTTTGTATTAGGCAACCAAGAGATATTTGGTGACCGTATAGACTTCAACCCACCCGCATCAAATACTATCGCCATGTTCCCTGCATTTGAATCTAAGGGCACGTTAGAAGATTGGAAAGAAACAATGGCCTTCTTAGACCAAGACGGGCAAGAGGCGTATCAGTACGTATTAGGTGCAGCATTCGGCTCTATATTGATGAAACTTATGCCTGTGTCTTGCTCCATGCTTCACCTACATAGTGACGATTCTGGGCTTGGTAAAACTACCGCACAATTTGCAGGGCTAGGTGTGTGGGGTAGTCCAGAGGAACTTATACTGAGTAAGGAAGACAAATACTTAGCCAAGATGAATAGGGCTGAAGTCTATAACAACCTACCGTTCTTTATGGACGAGGTTACAAATATGTCGTCTGGCGAGCTTAGTGATATGGCATACCAGCTATATGGCGGTAAGCAGCGGCGTAGGTTGACTAGCGGTGCAAACATAGAGCGGTTTAATGGGTATGCGTGGAGCTTTATGACTGTATCCAGCGCGAACACCAGCCTGATAGAAAAGATAATGATGGACAAGCAAGCGCCGAAAGCAGAAGCACAGCGCATACTTGAGTACAAAGTTAACAAGCATTACAAGAGCGCAAACAGCAAAGAAGCCACCGATGCGTTCGCTCTAGCCCTACAGAACAACTACGGTCATGCAGGTGTGCCGTTTGTGCAGTACGTCATAAACAATTTAGATGACGTTAAAGAGTTACTAAAGGCCACGCAGTTGAAGGTGGACTCTAAGGCTGGCTTGGCTGCTGAGAATAGGTTTTGGTCTGCAGGTGCAGCATGTACGCTTACTGCGCTGGTGATCTGCAGGAATATGGGCTTATTACCCTACAGCACAAAGAAGGTATATAAATGGATATTGAGCGTGTTAGAAGAAAACAAAAGGAGTGTTGCTGATATGAGTAGTTCTGCGGAACAAGTGCTTAACGATTATTTGAACGATCACTACGGTAACGTGCTTTGGATTAAGAGCACGGATGACCTACGAAAAGCTAATAACAACGGGCTAGATGAGCTTGTAATACCTGACTTGAACCCACGCGCTAGACTTGTGGCTAGGTACGAGACAGACGTGAAACGTGCCTACCTTGTGCCGAAACCGTTGCGGGAGTGGTGTGGCAGGCACCAAGTAAACTACACGTCCTTTGTTCAAGACTTGAAGTTAAAGATGAATGCTAAGAAGTCAAAGATGCGGTTGAGTAAAGGCACGCACCTACGACTGCCTCCTACCGACGTTATAGTCGTAGACTGTTCTGTACAGTTGTCACAAGGAGATGTAGATGAAGCGGTATGATCTTGAGCTTTACTTAACGACAGTTAAGCACTTTGTAGTTGACGCAGAGTCTTTAGAAGAAGCTAAGAGCAAAGCTACAAACGAGGCCCGTAAACACATGGGTAAGGATTGGCGGTCATTAGAAGTAGTAGAGTCAAACAAAACGTCAGCGACGAAGTAATACTTACTGATGATCTCTGCCCGGATGGGGTAAGAGTAGTAGTGTACTGGAGTAAGATGTTAGTGGGGATGTCTGTGTTCATTCCCTGTATTGACACGCAAGCTACGTACTTACAAGCAAAACAAGTTATGGAGTCTAAAGGGTGGACTTTTGAGCACCAAGTCCGAACTGAGGACAATAAATTAGGTGTGAGGCTCTGGAGAACTACGTGATACCATAGACACGCAGCGGAACGCTGTGGTTCTCCAAAACCGGCCCACCCTCTTCCCACCGAGGGGGTGGGTCACCCTAGAAAAACCCTTCAGATTCTACAGACGCTCGCATGGCGGGGGATAACAACACACCGTTGTGCATTTTAGTGGTCGTGCGTGCGTGAGCCTTCATAGACCGATCTATAGCTTCTGGGGTTATTGCTAGCTTTGGATCTTGCTGCACTGCCCTAGAGCCGCTAAATTCAGCCATCTCTAGCCGTACATTGTTGGCTTCCGTAAAGTCACCAAACCGCATTGCTACGTAGTATCTTTTTAACAATCTTCTTCGTTTGTTTGCAGCAGCGTCATTTATACGCTTGGCTTTAGAAGACTCTTCCATGTTGTTCATGTATTCCGTGGGTGGGAACCCAAGTAACTGTGCGAACAACTGCCCTCCAGTTATATCATCATACATAGGGTCACCCCTACGAGTACGAATGCCTTCATCTCTGGGGTATCTAACTAAAGCACGATAAGCGTTACGCACGGCTCCCGGCACCATACCTTCAAACGCTCGCTCCATGTCTTCTCCGCGCCAAAGATCTTCAAAGCTTTCCCAAGCCCTAGAACCCACGCTCCATGCTGGGCCACCAAAGAAGTGCATGAACGACTCTTCGGGTGATGGGTTAGAATTAAATCGGTCTGCTTCAAATAACAAGTTAGTCAACGCAACGCGCTTAGATACATCCAGCCCAGTTACTTCTGACAGAACTCCCTTGTATAACATCTCGTTATCTAAAGATCGGCGTACAAAAGTCTCAAAGTCTTCTTCTGACTCATCACCTACCAGCATGTCGTATATCATTGTGGCTGCGCCGTACAGTGGTAGCCCCTGCACCCCTGCTAGCAACAGTGCGGACATATGCACCCCTGCTAACTGCTTGAACGCCACTTTAGCTGCTTCTGTGTCTCCACCGTAGGCTGCTTTCGTGCCTTCCCATGCAGTCTTCAGCATCTTGTAGTACATGGTGATGCCGTAGTTCTTGTACATAAGAGCCACACGACCAACGCCAGAGCGTGCGAATCTTGGCCCAGTTTCTAGGTTAGCTCCGCCGTTTATTTGTTTAGTCTCGTATACTGCCTCTGCAGCGGCTTTTTGTTCTGCTTCTCTTAGTTGAGATTCTGTAAGGTTCTTACCTTTTGTGGCTTTATCCAAAGCTAGTTTATACGCTGCTACCAATGTAGTTTGGCGGTTCATAACTTCTGCGGTGTGAAACATCAAGGCAGACATGTTAGTCACAAAATCCATTCTACCTATATCTCTACCAGAGGTGTCTACGCTAAGTGTCTCTGCTATGAAAGAAGAACCCAACTGCCCTTGTCTGGCGGCTAAGCGGACTAGAGGCACCAAGTTTTCAAGCTCTGTCTTCATCTCCTGCGATAAGTTTAAGTCTTCTCGCACTGCGTATGTAAGTTGACCGTCAGACTCTGTAACTGTGTAGTAGTTCTCTAATGAAGGCTGCGCTTTATCTTGGGTAGCCTCCATAACATTTTTAAGTTTATCTCTACCCTTTAACGCTTCTCTTATTGATCTAGCGTTGCGAGTGCCGCCAAATAAAGTTTCTTGCGTCTGACTTAATGGCGTGCCTACAAACAGTTTACCCGCGTCTTTTATAGCTGCGGTTGTGTTGGCGTAACCGTACTTACCAGCGAGCATTGGATACGCAAAAAGTGGTATTTGAGATAAGTTGACTAAAGCAGAGGAAGCATTGAAACCAATAGTCCACAAGAACGCCATACGGTTTAAGTTTTTTGCAAAGTCATCTCTAGGTGGGTTCATTGCAAACTTTGCTCGTTCGCGTACCTCTCTTACTACTTCTGCATCCTTACCTTTATTTTTTTCTAAGAACGAGGTTAGTTTAGACTGAATTACAGCGCTGTTTTTTATGCGTGCAGCCTGTCTAGCTAAGTCATAACCTTTTGTCCTAGCGGCTTCCAATGCATCTCTATCGTAGCCCTCTGTTTTCTTACGCTTCTGTAGTCCTTTTGCGAAAGAAGATTCTGGCAACGATTGTATAAACAACTTAGTTATTTGTTCTCTTGCTGCTTCATATCCTACTTTCTGGCTTGGGTCTAACGCACCCACTTGCGCGTCTAGCGTCCGCAGCACGTTAGCAACAAACGCTGGAGGCACGGAATCGCCCGTGTACATGGTTGAGTCATTAGGGTCAAAGATCTCAACATCCATACCCATTTCTGTGAATTCATCTATTGCCATGTTTCTTTCACCATTGTTTCCAAACGAAAACACGGCGGAGTTTCCCTGTGCCTTGGGGTCTTTTACACCTAAGAAGAATGTACCCTTACGAGTCAGAGGGAAGTATGGGTCTTCTTTTGCTTGTCTTAGGAGTTGACCAAGAAGCTCGTTCTTAAGATTAGTCTTAACTTCTTGAGGTGCTTCTAGCTCGTCTATCCTGCCCTCTAATGCTTTTAGTAGTTGATCGTATTGATACTTGTAGAAGTCACGAAGGTTGGTGTACGCCCTTTGCCCTTCTGGGCCTAACTTATCAAACTCTCTTCTAAGCTCTTTATATATGGTTAGCTTTTTGCCTTTATAGTCAGAAAAATCTTTTGACGGGTCTACTCCCTCTATGGTGCTGTCGTATACGACGTTGTTAAACCTATCTCTTATTTCTTGGGTAGCCTTGTTACCCCACTGCAGTATGGGCAGCAGTTTTTTTCGTGTGACTTGCTCTGACCTACCAAGATCGCCACGTTGGTTTTCTATAGCTTCAAGAACATCTGTAGCACCGTCTAACCCTAGTGAGTCTGCCCAATCCCCAACACTACTGTTCGGTAAGAACCCACCTACTACCCTCTTGGCTGTTACAGAAGCAGGGTTTTGAGGGCCAGAAAATATACCCTTTATTCTGTTTGCTAGTACTTTCCTACTCGTCTTACTGAACGCACCCGCAGTGCGGTTCTTCAAAGCCTCACCTATAGCAGCCACTTCTCTAGGCGAAGAACTATTAGATATTGTGCCTAGCCCTCTATACTGTGGAGCAGGCGCTAGTATCTGTTCTATAAGAGCATTAACTTCTTTAGATACAGGCTTGGTATCTTTCTTTACAGAAAGTCTAAATAGCTTGCGTATAGCGTTCTTGAATCGGTCAAAGGCACTTAGCTGCTCACCTTTTATGTTTATCCTAGCAAGCCTTTGCTGGAACATAGGATTACTGAACGCTTCTGCCACAAACTCTTCTAGGTTTTCTGAGCCGTACAGCCCTTGTAACTGATCTTTCACGCTATCGTATATGGTTTGTAACTGCACCGTTACTGGGTGTGCCGGTTTTGCCAGTGTGTTTATTGTGGCCGCGTGAGTCATTTCGTGTAGAAGCGTAGCTACAGACATACCTTCGGCAACGTCTTGATTTAGCACTACAGTGTTTTCTACCTCGTCAACAAGCAGTGATAGCCTTCTAGTCTGTTCTATAGTGGCATCAGGGGGTAGTTGTGTAAGTATGCTTTCCGTACTTGGGTAGTACTGCCCATATATAGGGTCACCTCCTACTAACTCGCTAATTCTTCTGGACAGAAACTTATCTACCTCAGAAGCGTTTTCCGGTAAGTTTTCTTGTAACCTCGCAAACCTGACTCTAGTGGTGCCCACTAAAGGTATTAGCTTTCTAGCAATCTGTTGGATGTTCTTGTTAGACGTGTTTTTTGCAACAGCTTCCAGAGCACCTTTTATATCACCAGCCTGTAATGCAGTGACGGCATTGCTCGGTAGCGGTGCGTCCAGACCTTTTACACCTCTGCCCAGTAGGTATAGTTCACCAACATCTAGGTTTGACCCTTCTATACCAGCTATCACTGCATCTGTATATTCTTTAGCTTCTGCAGTGGACAGCCCCATAGCCCTAGCTTCTTGCATCAGTTCTTTACGACTTAATACAGTTTCTCCGCCTGTATCTTCCTTAGCTAGTTCTACTTCTCTTGTAGATGATACACCTTCGACCAGAGCCTCTTCTTCTGCTTCAACCCTAAGCCTTGCTTCAGCCTCTGTTTCTGTAGGCGTTACGGCCTCTTGAGTTTCTACTGCGGGTAGTTCTGCTTGCCCTGCTAAGGCTCTACCTGCTTGTGCTTCTAACCCAGTGCCCGCTACTTTTGCCTGTAGCTTTCTTACTGCTTCGTTCTTAGAAAACGCTGTAATTTCTGGTGCGTCCTCTATGTCTATGACGCCTTCTTTTTGCTTACCTCTAAATACCGGCCCTGTGTCGCCAAACTTAAATTCAAGTTCGTTGTTAGGTAGTTCTGTTACTGTAGGTACTTCTACACCAGCTACCTGTTGAGGTTTTGGCTCTTCTTTCTTTTTCTTCTTACCCTTCCTGCCGTTAATCTTAAAGCCCATACCTTCAAGCGTTTCTACTTTACTTGCGGCCGTTAATGCAGGGTCGCTGTCTCCAGTTCCAGTAGCAGATCGTCCAGCGCTATCGTCAACATCTCCCACTGTTCCTCGTTCAGACTCAACAGTGCTGGCGGTATCGCTGTCTCCTTCTGACTTTGGTGCGCCCTGTATATCACTCGGAACGCTGACTCCACTTGGCTCTTCTGTAACTTCTGTAACTTCTGTAACTTGGGCTTGTCGTTCATTTTCAAGAGTCCTAGCTATGCTGTCTTGTATTGCCAAGCTGTTTTTTAGCTTACTAACAGCATCCCTAAAATTACTTTTTACTTCTGCGTTGTTTAAGTCTTGGCCTACAAACTTCGCTGCCTTTGAACCTTTACGGATACCAAAATTTTTAAGATCTTCAGCAGTTATAGGTCTTTCTGCTGCGGGCTGAGCCTCCGTTTCTGCTGCGGGCTGTACCTCTGTTTCTACTTCGGGGGCAACTTCTATCGCTGCATCTGTTACTTCTTCAACGTCGCCAGTTTCAGTAGCTTCGCGTGTCGCTTCTGTATCGGTGGTGCCTGCTAATGTTTCATCAGTTACAGCAGCCATTCTTTGGCTAATTTCTTCTTCTGTAAGCCCTACTCCTGTAGCCAATCTTGAGCTAATTTCTTTTCTTTCTTTTTGCGTAGCTTCCACGACTCTAGGGTCTGCGGCTACTTGTGCCTTAACTTCTTCTTGTGTAGCTGTAGGATCTCTATCTAGTACTTCTTCTAAAGCTAGCTGTATAGCAGTCCTATCCGCACCTTCAAGCTCTTGAGAACTCACAAACTCTGGGTCTAAGAAACTACTAGCTATACCACCTGTGTCGTCTGTAGTTTCTACACCTGCATCGGGGTCAGAGGTAGGCGTGGTAGTTGGCGTTGGTGTTGTATCCACACCAATACCGGCAGCGCTTGTAGTACCTCTGATAGCACCACCCAACAAGCCACCTGCTATGCCCGCCTCTCTATATTCGGCAAGCGCTTCTTCATTATCTAATGGTAGACCAGCTTGAGCACGCTCAAGTATCTGTTGACCTATTTCTGTAGGTGCCTCCACTACTGCACCTAGACCTACCCCCTTTGTGCTTCTAGTAAATATACCGCCGCCGGTTAGTGCTTTTTCTGTAACACCTAACCTAGAAACGCCACCAACTAATAAGCGGTCAACAATACCGTCTAACAACGCTTGAGGCAGTGCGGTAAGGAAAGCAGCGCCTTCATTTATCTCAGTTCTAAACCCTTGGTCTATGGCTTCTTTTTGGCGTTCACGGTTCATACCGTAGAAAAACGGCAGATTTGCAAGGGTGGCACCGGCAATACCAGCAGCGACAGCACCTATACCTACAACGGGAGCAGCGGCAGCGGCAGCAATACCACCAGCAATACCAGCAGCCGTAGCAGGGGCACTCTCAGCAGCGACGCCGCCAAGGTAGGAGAAGAAGTCTCCAGCACCTTCAATGTCGTCAAACTTAGTTTGGTAGCGCGATTTACGCTGTATGTCAGCTTCGTTATTAAGAGCGACTTCCGCGCCGTACTCTTCAAGTCCTTCTAGCCCAAGTACGCTGCCTATACCCTCTAAACCAGAGCCAGTGGCTTGCGCTATAAGATCTGTGCCTATATCCAAACCGCGAGAGAAACTACCCCTCTGCGCTTCACTAGCTCTTTCTCTTAGGTTAGCTAGTTCCCCTTCTAGCTGCGTTAATTTAGCACGGCGTCTATCTACCGCCTCTTTACTGTAGGCTTCATATATAGAAGGGCCGACACGTTTTCTATTTATAGCTGCAGCTAGCTGCTCTCTAGTAGCGTTCTCAGGAGCTTCTACTGTTTCGCTGGTGCCGTCATCTAACAGTACGTTGTATGAGCGCATGAGTCGTTAACTACTGCGGCAGCGCAGCAAAGTTCTGTATTTGGTCAACAGAAACTTCTTTTCTACCTCGTATAGCGTCAGCTTGCTCGGTTAGACGTTGGAGCACCTCATCACTAGCACCTAGTTTTTCGTACATTTCTTTTTCTACAGATTTTTTAAGTTCGTTTAATTCTTCAGCTTCTTCTTCGTCTAGTTTATTTTGCTTCCTTAGCGTTTCTAGCGTCAGGTATCTTTGGTTGGTACTGAATACTGTTGTAAGCGCCTCTGCTCTAGCTTCTCTAATATTGTTTATGGCAGAAGTTATTGTAGTAAGCTCTGTCACGTCTCTTGATACTTGTCTATCTAGTTGCTTACTAATTAGATCGGCCCTTCTAAATGCTTGTGTCGCTTTATCGCTTTGGAAATCAAATTGATCCCGCACAAACTGTCTATTTTGTCGTACATCTTCTGCAGTTAGCTGCGATAGCGTGTCCATTGCTTGCCGTCTATCTGCTTTAGCAGCGTCTATAGCAGCGTTTATAGATTGGTTTGTTTGGTCTGCAATCTTTACATCTACTTCCATTGCAAGCGTATCAACACCTTGCTTCTTAGATAGTGCTAATTGTTTAAGTTGATCTTGCCCTGCTTCAGTTTCACTTATAGCAGTTAGAGCATTACCCATAAGTTGACCGAACGAGTCACCCCCACGACCAAACGCTGCAAAGATGTTACGACGCATCTGTGCTTGTTGCTTATCCGGATCTTGCAGTTCGTTATATAGCGTTTCTTGTTCTTGCCGCATACGCTCAAACTTCTGCGCTTTATCTGTCCTACCTGCAACTTCTTCTGCTCTAAGCCTTGCTGTTTCTCCAGCAGCAGCTATACCTTCTGTCCCCATACCAGCCATACTCGTTAGGCTACCTTTGAGTCCTTCCGGTAACACTTCCATCACAGACTTAGGCTTTGTAAATGGACTTGCTTCTGGGACAACACTTGCTATTCCACCATCAGCAGTGTTAGAAGTAGTTGTTGGTGAGTTTTCTTGTTCTGCCGCTAAGTTAACTGCCTCTATACCGGCTAACCCTGCTAAATCAGGTTCTTCTGCACGTATAGCATCTAGTTCCGCTTGTTTTTCTGCTTCTGCTCTTGCTTCTTTCTCTGCTCTTTCTTGTTTCTTCTTTTCCCCTCGTTTTCTTAGGCGCTCTTCGTATTCTGGGGTTCCAAGCCTGTATTCTTGGCCTTGAAATTTTTCCATACTTCTACGAAATTTACTCAACGGGGATTCTGGAAATTCAAAATCGGCAGCAGATCCTCTGCTTTCGCGCAACTTACGACGCGCTTCTTCTGTCAAACCACCTCCGTTGTACCCAACAATACCGCCGCTAGCCATCATAGGTTGTTGTGGCTGTTGTGGCTGTTGTGCTTGTTGTGGTCGTGGTTGTTGTGGCTGCTGCTGCCTTCTTTGGGCCTCTTGCTGAGCTATAGTGCCAGACACTTGGCGTAGTTTTTCTTGAAAGACTTGACCTTCCATCTGGTCTTTTATGGTTCCGGGCTGCTGCTGTTGACTCATAGTCAGTTGGTTCTGTGCAGCCTTCATATCTGACTGCACTTTCTGCAGGGCAAGCAGGTACATAAGTTCTTGTGTGACTTTGTACTTTTCTTTTAGCTGCTGTGGGTTGTATACCTCGGCAAGCTCATCGACTTCTCTGTCCATTGGAATCATTAGCCGCCTCCTGCTTCTAAAGCAGCATCCACGTAAGGAATACCTGTTTTACCTTCTTCTTGGTCTTTCTCTACTGAGGTTTGATTGCCTCCACCAAACAACGCTGACAGGATGTCTCCTAGACCGCCGCCAGAAAGTATGTTGCTCAACTGACTAGGCTGTGAGTAGCTATAAGACTGTGTTGTAAGTGGTAGTGTACCAAGCAGTGACTGCATAAACTGTACGTTCTTGTATGGAAAATCTCGTTCTTCTTCAAACTGTGCTAGATCAGCAGCTATACCTTCCGATTCTATACCTCGTTGTATGTCCCCTGCTTTACTTTGCGCTGCAAGTGCATCAAGCCCGAAAACATTTGCAGCATCTTTTGCTGCCTGTTGACGTTGTTGTTCTGTATTAAACTGTTGACGAGCGGTGTCAAACGCTGACGCATACCCTTTGCCTGTTATGTCGGCTAAGTTGCGCTGTAAGATATTATCGCGTTCTAGGTCTGCAATAGCTTGGCGAGAACCGCCAAATGCACCTGATCTAGTAAACCTACCCGCTTCTTCTTGCCTACTTATTTCTGCTTGTCTACGTGCTTCTTCTAACTGTGGATTTAACACTGCTTGTAGGTATGGGTTCATATACTCACCCACTATACCTGTAGCAGCAGGAGCATTAGCCCCCTCTGTGGTCATTGCAGGAGCGCCAGACGCAGCAAAAGTTCCGGGGTTAAATGCACCCATACTTGTAGTAGGTACAGTTAGGTTAGCTATACCTTGAAACGCTGTATCCTGTAGCCCAGATTGCCCTGCAGTAAGTGGCCCTGTGTAGGCTTGATAGCCTTGGTCAGCAAGTGCCCGCCCTCTGCCCAGCATGTCGGTAACATAGGGGCCAGCATAGCTAGCAAGTGAATCTGATCTACCTGTTTTTTGAGGCGTGAAGTCTGTGTAGCCCCCTGCTCCAGCGTTCCCACCAGTACCATCACCAGTTCCGTTTGGCATAGTGCCTCCTACCCTAGAAGCATAGATAGCTCTTTACCTGCATCTATGTTCTTCTGTTGTGTTTCTTTTCCTGTGCCTTGTCTACGCACTTTGTCCATAAACTCATGTAGTTTTTTAGCGCCCGCATTAGAGTTGCCGTTGCCTAGAAGAGCCACTAAGTCCGCTGGTAGTACAAACTCACCGTCACTGAGCCTAGCTTCTTGTCCGTTATCTATTCTAGCGGGCACCTTATCGGCCTGCCCGTCTGTAGCTCCACCTAAATATCTACCTTGTGAGAGGTTTGCTATACCTCCAGTTGCGAACATGCGATCTGGCCCCGCCATACCTACTTGTTTGGCTTCAGGGTCGTATTCTTTTTCTTCTTTTTTTGCTGGAGCTGCTATTGGAGGCTGTCCAGCAGCTATACCTTGGGCTTGTGCTGCTGCTTTTGCACGAGCTTCTTCTACGGTCATAGGCTCGGTTTCTGGCTTTTGTGCAAAAATGGTATCAGAGAAGTATCTGCGCCCTGCTGATCCGGGCCTTCTATTAGGGTCTGCTTGCATAGGCACGCGCTCACGCACTGCAGAGTATTCGGGAATATCGCCTTGGTATCCAGTGGTGAGCGCGTGCCTATG